CTGACCCTTCCTACGGATCAAAAAACAATACTCCTGCGGAGCGAGAGGCAGAGGCTAATCAAAAGTACGCCGCCGCCATAGCTGTAGCAAACGAGGGCAAAGAGTTTATTGATAGAGCCAATGCTTTAGAGGCTAAAATCAATGCAATTCTTAAAGCTAGACAAGAAGATCCTTCCCTAGAGCCTTTATTCAAAGACGACGCTGAGTACGGTCTTTCACTACTAAACACTTCAGGGGCTGTTGACCCCGGTTTAGATGAAGAAGGAACTTTCCGCCTTACGTTTGGCCCCCCAGAAACTACGACAGGCCAGTACCTATTAACTAAAGACGGTCTCTACTATGACTCGCAGAAAGGAGGACTTGATCCTGTGTATACGGCTATCTCTGGGATTGTTCCTGTTGGCGACAGGTGGAAGTATAACTTCGATCCTAACCTAGGGGGAAGAGGTGATGAGATAGACTTGAACTCTCTTAACAGGTTTGCTGACAATATTTTTGACATTGCCTTGATAGACGACAGCTTAGGAATGCAAGAATATTATGATCAAGACCATTTCTTGCAAGTATTAAAACAACAAAGAGATAAGCTAGTATTTGATTTGTCCGCAGACCTGCAAACGTATATAAACGAAACGGGCAGTGAAACTGACGCCATAGTATTAAACCAAAAGCAGCTTATCATTTCTGAAATAGCTACTCATAACAATAAGCTAAATAGAAGAAAGAAACAGATTGAGGTAGCTGTTAAAGCACCCCAAATTTACGGAGGCGAAACATCCCCAGTATTTCCTCCAGGTAAAATACCAATCAATGATTTTTCGTTTTTAGCTGATTATAACCTCCAAGTTGATTTAGAAAAGCAGAAAGCTCTAATTTTTGAGCAAGCAGAGGTTACTGGGATTGTACTTCCAATCAACGCTAAGTATGTAAAGGTTAGTGCAAAGCCAGAATCTCTTAGTTATGAGCATTTAAATATTCCCACAGTAGGTAAGGGAAGTATTATTTACACCCCTTCGTCAACAGGTTCTACTAATGCGGCAGTGCTCTCCCTTACGGACGCTATCGTAACAGAAAATCTTTTTGCTATCTACAACTTCTTAGACACAAACTTAGAGCTTCCGGCTTCCGAGAAGTTCCAAACTACTAATTGTGCTACAGAGGATATGTACAATAATGCTCAGATGGTAGGAACATCTAAAAGAGACATATTTGTTTCTGGGTTAGGGGTGCCTTACTTACAAGGCATTGTTAAAAATAAATCAACAGAGGGACAAGAGGCGGCAGCTTCCGCAGTAGGAAGTTATGTAAAACTACCGGACACCCCAGAGTATAGAAACCTAACGTACTCACCTTCGGGCTTCAGTATGGAGTTTTGGGTTCATGTTCCGAACATTACAGACGGGGCAACTGGTTGGTTAAGTGGAGGCCCATCTTCTCTTACAAAAGTTGTCTTAGCTAGTGAGAACGTCGGAATAAAAGAAGGAGTATCTAATTTAGATACTGACGGGTCTGTTAGAGACTTAGACTTCCTGCCTAATGATAGAGGAGAGCAGTTGGTTCGAGGTATGCTTTGTGGCTTCAGTCGAGACAGAAGAATAACACAAACTTCAACTTCAGCACTACCAATATACCACAGTAATGATAATGCTGCTAACGATCCTGTGTCCTCTCTAAGCTTTTTTATAGCACCAACAATATCTAGAGACGCTTCTTCGGCTTCATTTATTAACAAGAGCGATTGTGTTAATTTCCCTGACCTGCTTAAAATGAAAGTAGATTTGTCTTCTACTAGCTTTGGAGACGTATCTTCTCAGTTTGTTCTTATTGATGTTGCTTGTGACCCAATAAGGAATGAGGTTAGGATGTACGCTGACGGGGACCTCGTTGCCATGTCTTCTATGACCGACGTTTTCGGTATGCCTATGGGCCAAGCAGCGGCTCTCCCAACATTCAAAAAAGCCAATAGCTTTGAATATAGCTCTACTACTGTAGATGCGCCTCAGATTTTAAAAGAAGGCCCGTTGTTAAATTCCTTTTATACTCCTTGGATAGTTGGAGGAGGATATACTGATGGGATGTACTATAGGGGTAATTTTATGGGTGGAGATAGAGGAGGAATAACAAGCGGTCTTCGGGGACATATAGGAAGCTTAAAATTTTACTCTAAACCACTAAATAGTACAGAGGTAAGAATAAACTACGACGCCCAAAAAGGCTTCTTCAAAAATATTAAAATCTAATGGCCGCTAACTCAACAGTATTTCGTTTTGGTAGAAGACCTACTAAGTACGAAGAACAAGCTCCAACTGCTAAAAGGCAAGAGGTATATGGTTTAACCTTCCCTTTAGGTTTGAACAAAGATAGTGGGGGATTTTTTAAAAAAAGCAGTGGGCGTCAGATGATACGACAGGCGGTGGCACAGCTTTTAAAGACAGAAAGGGGCGAAAGGCTAATGCTACCTAACTTTGGTTGCAACCTTAGAAAGTATTTATTTCAACCAATAACGTCTGAGTTATTTGAAGCAATAAGAAACACTATAAGTGTTTCCTTTTCTAACTATATTGTAGGGGCCACGTTGAGGAAAGTGGCTGTTTTTGAGACTGGGGAATATGACGCTACTGGCGGAAATGGAATTAGGGTTGTCTTGTCTGTTAGCCTAGACACAGCCGACCTGGAGGTTTTTGATATCGAGGCAAAAATACAATGAATTTTTCTGGTACTATATCTTCAGACTTTATGAAGTTAGCTCCTTTAGTTTTGAATAGTAGAATGAAGCTTATCGACTTCGCAGCTACGGACTTTACGTCGCTTAGAGATTCTTTAATATCTTATATAAAATCTGTTTATCCAGACGACTATAAGTATTTTGTAGAATCCGACTTAGGGATGATGTTTATTGAACTAGCTGCGTACATGGGGGCAGTTATTTCCATGAAGGCTGACATGTTAGCTAATGAAAATTATATAACAACTGCTCAACAAAGAGCTAGTGTTAAGAAGTTGTTAGAGCTAATAGGTATAAGAATGCGAGGACCATTGTCTGCCGCAGCAGATGCTCAGGTAACTTTTTCTAATGAAGACCTTTCTATGGTCTCACAAATAGTAATTAATCCTTCAGAGAGAGTGTTGGAGATATTGTCACCAGAAGACGGCGCTCAAACAACATATACTCTCTATAAGGTAGTAAACGGTTTAGTTGATTCTGCTAATACAACAGCCCAAATATTCTTAACACCTAGCGGAGAAGGGCTGGGAGACAATAAAAATATTTTTTCTAATTTAGCTATTCAAGAAGGCGCTCTTGTAGTTGAGACAGGAGACTTCGCAGCGACTGAAGGGCAGAAAACTATTGAACTGGCTGACGGCCCTGTAATAGAGGGAAGTGTGGAGGTCTTCCTCCAAACAAATACTCCAGAGACTGAGGGGGCATACAAAGAAGTGGATTCTGTTTATTTCGCTTCTGGCGCTTCAGACAAAATTTTTGAAATAAACTATGATGATTTTTACAAGGCTACAATAGTGTTTGGCAACGGAGTGGCTGGAGTTTCTCCTCCGTCCGATGCTAGTTATTCGGTTAACTATCGTGTTGGGGGAGGCACTAGAGGAAACCTAGAGAAGCGAGCAATTAATGCCTCTGTAGTGGCAACAGCAGGGGAAACAGCGTATCAAGGTACAATGACAAATACGTCTAAAGCTACTGGCGGCGCGAACGCAGAAACTATTGAACACGCGAAAAAGTATGCTCCTTTGACGTTTAGAAGACAGGATAGACTAGTAACATTACAAGATTACTCTGTGTTTGCTAATACGTTTATTAGTGATTTTGGTACAGCGGGAAAGGCTACAGCAGCAACAAGAAATGCCTATTCCTCAGCTAACACAATAGACATATACATACTAGAAAAAGCCGGAGACCTCCAACTGCAAAAAGCTACAACTAATTTCAAGACTCAGCTTCTTACTGCGATGACTGAGAAAAAAATGATGACCGATGATATTGTTGTAGTAGATGGTTTAATTAGAACTCTAGATTTAGTATGTACGATTAGGGTTGATTTATCGCAAAAGGAAAACGAAGAAGCTGTTAAGGCAAGGGTAAGAGACAAAATCCTAACTTACTTGAGTATAGATAACACTGAGTTTGGTGAAGATCTTATTGTTGCTGACTTAAATAGAACAATCTTTGAGGTAGACGAGGTTCGATTCTCTACTTTGGACAACGTAGATCAGGATATTAGAATTGATTTCAATGAAATTATTCAACTGAATAATTTAACAATTAATGTAGAATACCTAGCCTAATGGTTGACAACAGCAAATACACTCCGAACCCAAGAACGTACTACAAGTCTAACTTTGTGGACCTACTTGAGGTATTGACTCCAGGCGTTTACCAACAAGAAGATGTTGAGTTACACGGGACGGAAATAAATCCCATCTCACAAGTAATTAAAACACATATTGACATTGCTAATAATGTTTCTACTGTTTTGCCGTTATCTTCCGTCCCAGGAACCCAAACTAAAGACCTTAGTTCCATTAATGGTATATCTCAATATTTTGTAAAACAAAATGAGCTAACGAAAGTAACAAATCAAAGTTTTCTACAAGACATTCTGTTACCCTTAGAGAAAAACTATAGTAATTTTGAAGCAAAAGTAGATTTTTATAATTACTTATCTTCTACTTTATTACCTAAACTAGTTCCCCCTGGCGTTAACACGCCAGGAACGATAGAAAATAACATGTCTGAGCTTTCTGCGTTTACTAACAACGCGGAAGCATCAAGCGTACATAATTATTTAGTGGATAGCTTAGGTTGGTTTTACTTTTTAAATACTTCCGCTTTGGGGGGCTTAGATTACTCGCCATCATCTTTTGTTTTAGCTTGCTTATCTGATCTATTTATAGGAAGAGAACTTAATACGCTCGACGGGGTTAGTGGACTCCAAGAGTACGTTTGGAAAAATGTTGAGGCGTGCTCGTTTGGATCTTACATACCTGATGCTTTTCTTTCTGGCCCCGCTGACGCTATACTAGATTCTAGCGATGGATCAGTAGCCACCTACACTAGTGGAACACAAAGATTAGAGAACTTACAGGTTTTGAATCAAGTCATTTATTCTCCATTGAATATTGACTCACAAGACTACACAGTAAAAGCTGCATTTGATGATTTTATAGATGCACAAATAACTTTAGAAGACAGAAAGTCTGCTGGCCCGCATAGAAAATTTTTAACTGCTCTAGGTTTTCATTTTTCTGATATATCAGATCAAGCGGAAAATATAAAATATCTCTATGACATTGAGAATGTTGATGCCGAGCGTATAAGATACCTTGCTGACCTAATAGGGTATAAACTAAGAGGAAACGCATCAGAGAAGTGGAGACACCAACTTAGGGTAGCTACAGACGTATACAAAAAAATAGGTACTGAAGCTGCTCTAAGATCCGCGTTAAATGCGCTAATAGTAAATAGTGTGTTAGACCTAAGTGGAAGTATAACTCCTCTTTGGGAATCTTATTTACCCTTCCTTATTTGGTATGCTTTAGGAACTGAATCCCCTTTGTTTAAAGACCTAAAGACTTGGACAGTAGAAAAAGCTTCTGAGTCTGGCGTATTTGCTTATAGTACAAGTAGTTTAGAGGATAATTTAAAGCTGGCTACAGACACCATCTTACTTGATTTGGCTAGAGTATTTCCCGAAAACTTCCGTTCTTTTGGTGAAGAGTACCCGCTGCCTAGATTCTATAAAATGAACGCTGATGGCACGAAAGGAGAGGTCTATAGTATTATTGGAGACCCTAAGTCTCTCGGTTGGCACGCACATGTCAGCGGTGGGCCGGGGTATGAAGCTATACGAAGACAGAGGTATGATTATGGAGAACGGTCTCAATGGGATGACGCAGTAGGCCAAGGACCTTTTGGTACAGGAGTTTACATGGCTGGTATATCTCACCCACAGGATGATGTAGCAGTACAATATTTATTGTTCGAAGGCGACGCTGATTTTGTTTTTAATTTTAGAGGAAGACAAAATTATCCGATACCTCCTTTTGAAGAAGTAAAGTATTATCGAGATTGTGTTGTAACACAACCGTTAGTAGATCTATTGGTGGATAAACTTAAATGCTTTAAGGTTAGGCCGGAATTTGCTGATCAGGTAGGCGATTACATTTCTGAGGCTGCGGTAAATACGGATAACGCTATTGAAGACTTAAATGAGTTTTTAATGTTCTTTAGTTCTGTCCAAAATCCTCCAAATTATGATGATGTGATGTTCAGCATCTCAGATTATGAGAAAAATTTACTTAGCTTATGGAATGGTAAGTCTTCTCACTTTTTCTTAGACTTTGATAATACTGATTTTAATTTTAGAAGTGCTAACTTAGAGAACGATTCTAAGTATGCATTGTATGAAACAGCCAGGGTTACTCAAGAATACAGCCCTGCTCACTCTATTCCTAGAGTTAATCTAAACGCCTCGGCGTTTGATTTCACTGAGCCCTCTTCTACGCTCTTCTCTTACGTCGGAGTGGACAAAGTGGACACGCGGGCCGGATATTCCTCAGGAACTATTCTAGGCAACATAGCGGTCAGTGGAGTAGAGATTACATCAAGCAAAACACCCGAAGGGTACAGTACCTTTAAACGAGATCAAGTAGACACCATAACATCTCAGTTAAGTTCTACCGACGTAATTGTAGGCCCAACTAGAAATGCTTTAAGGAGACGTAACTTAAAGAATGTCCTTCCAAAAGAGGGGTATTACGATAGAACAGGATTTAATGCTCCTGTCCAATGGGCAGAGCTTATAAACGAAGAGTCCATGCCAAGCTCTTTAGGTGAGCTTACGCTAGGATATATTCCTTCTTCAAATTCTTTTTTTCCTATAGAGGACCATACTAATATCTCTGGTGTTTGGGACTTTTGTGAAAATTTACAATCAAATAAAACCTTTTCCGGTGTTGACACAAGTAACACATTCCCTTACAGGGGGTTTGCTGGGGGCTTAGGTTCGGACGCTAAGAACGAAGACATTACATCAGCCACGGACAGATACGTTGATCGTTGTCAAATGCCTGAGGTTTACTTTTCTATGCACTCTTTATTTGAAAAGAAGGCTAGAGATTATGCGGAAAGACAAATAAGTAATGACCCATCTAGTTTCTCAGACGATACTTATTGGAAAGACCAAGTACAAAGCTTCGCCAACTCTGCAATAGCAAGCGGGTATGTATTAAACTCTTACAAAGACTACGAATCCTTTAGCCCAGGAAGTGATTTCCAGAAGCTATACGCAGCGTACTGCAAGACCTTTAATAGACATCCTCTTGGGGCAGACTATCAAAATAGAACCGGGGGGTATATATTTGCTCACATCTTCGGCAAGGGTCTTTACAATTGTGATTTTAAAAAGCTAGGTGTTAATGGAGCCTCTTTCTTAGAAACCTCAGTTCTAGACGATAAACCAATAAATAATACAAATACTTTCTCAGACGGAGCGCCAGGAACATTTGTAGCAAGAGAGCCTAGAGATGCGGTGATCCCTATCTCCGGCACTTATTTAGATTCTGTTAGTTCCGCTGATTACAGAAACCCAACAATACTAAGTGGTGTAGAAATTTGTGATGTTTCTTCAGGACCAACCGCAAACCAATTTAAGATTATTCGTTTAGATTCATCAGCATATGTTAAGGGTAAGAGTAATTATTTAATAGACAATACAGTAATTAAATGTAAATCTGTTGGAGGATTACCTCGCTTAAGATTTGATTTATCCTCTTATGGGGAGGCCGTTAATACTTTAGTGCCTGAGCATCAGTTTGAAGTTAAGGTAAAGGCTTTAGTAGCTGATGAAGAAAAGGGTATTTTGGGTGGAGGAAAATTAGGCGTATGGATTCATACTGAACCTGAAGACGGGTTGATGTGGACCTGGACGCAAAAAGGGAAATGGGTGCCTACAGATGTAACTACTCTAAGTATAGATCAAGTTAAATATAGTCTCTCTCATATATTTAACTTTGCTTTAAGGGATAGAGGAAACACTTTTGTAGAGTATTGCCTGAATGCACAAGATACCCAAAGTAAAAAGTACCCGGACATCTCTTTGCAAACGATCAACGAAGAATACTTTGATGAGTTCTCAGTAAAGTTCGATACAAGAAACTTTACTGTTCATAACAATTATGAATATCTAAAAATTATAGATAAGAACAATGAGCAATTTAAGAAAACCGATCAGGTACATAAAGACAGAAATTATGTAGTAGAAGTATTTTTCCTAGAGAACCAAAATCAAAACAAATACATGCTTCTTGATAGCGTAGAGTTGCAAGACACCACTCTCCGTTATCAGGCGGGTATGTCAACAGGGTTTGGTTTAGAAACTAGCGGTATCCCATTAACGCCTTTTATTGAAGAATACAAATACTTCATGGATAAAAAAGAAATCGCAGGTTTATTAAAATTCTATAATGGGTTAATAGGACAACCCGCAGGAATGCACACTACCGTCTTCGCAACTAGAGACGCCAGCATTAGCTTCGAAGACTTGGGGGTCAGCGGAGGAAGCAGGAACAGCTACAGACAACATCCTGACTGGGTTCCTAATACCAAAAGCGGGCAACAATATACAGAAGTGGAGTTTGATAACTGATGAGAGGAGAAATAGAAATTTGGCAGGGAGATAAGATAGTCTTTAGCGACAATAACATGCTGACAGACGGGGCCGGGTCTATTCTTGCTGATATCATGACGATCTCTCCGTCTTATTCTGATATCCCAGAGTTGGCTCCTTTATTGGACACATCTAACTTTACGATTCAAGCTATGTCTTTTGGTACGGCTCCTCAAAGCTATGCTTCAGGAACTTCTAGTGCTAGAAAAATTAATCCTAACACTAGGCTTGGACTAGTCAAATTAGTGACAGATAAAGTAAATACTAATGAATATTCAGCACTAGGATTAACTCTGGAAGAAACTCCCCCCGCTCAAAATCCGATAGATACTTATACCCCAACGGCACCCGATCCTCAACTAGAAGTATTAGAATTAAGTACAAACTTACCCATTGACCCTAACCCAAATGCCCCAGAAAGCCCTTACTTCGATGTTAGCACTTATGTTTCAGGAACGGGCCAGCACCAAAACTATCATCCATCAAGCACTAAATTTAGTATTTTCCCTCCAAGCGGTGGCCCCTCAACTAATGATTATTTTATAGCCGCTGCATTCTTAGGGACGTACCCTCCTGGAGCCTCGGAAGCTGGAACAGTTGGGCCTATGTTATTGACGTTCTCTTCTTTGGGGTCGGCTTCTCCGTCACAGGAGCTTTCTCTTACTGCTGGAAGTTATCCTAACGAAGCCAGTTCTATAGATGCAGACGGGTTCATCTCTGTTGTGTCGGGAACAAATTCTCAAAATGGAGTTACTGTATCTTCCAATGCGTCTTTCGCATCTAACGGTATTGTGGAATATGCCTTAACTTTATCGAAGGATGATGTAGCTGCTTTGAATTTTTATGGAGGGGTGTACCATATGGGTTTATGGGCTTTAGATCTTAAGGAGTCACTTACGGCAGGAAATAGTCCACCGTTTGCATTCAGCGCACTAGATAATCCTAGAAAATACAAGTTGTTTTGTAGAAAGGGATTGTCGAAAGATCTTACATACATTGATGACATTACACAATATCAAGACATGACCATAAAGTGGAGGCTTCGTTTCCTATGAAGAATTTTACAGAAGAGTTGGGGATTACAGGACATCTCACCATAATTAAAAAAGAGATATCCGGGGAGGAAGAAATACTTCTTGACGACCCAAACATTATTGTGTCCGGTATGGGCACAGGACTATCATATCTGTTCACCGCCTCTGGCTCAGATCAGATTCTAGATTATCAAATTCAAAAGTTTCAACTCGGCGTATCTGGTCCTCCCGCAGGAGGGGTAGTTAGTTCTATTAATCAGTTATCTGGGCAACTATCTTCTGTTGATGAGTATGGAACAGGAACAAACAATCAAATTTTCGTTGGCGAACAATTGGTTGGAGCGGGTGTAGTCCCAGGCCGCGTTTTTGCCGAGATACCTGCTAGTAAAATGACTAGAATTAATGATAGTTCAGTCAGGTATACTTTGGTTGTTGACGAGGAGACTGCAAACGATTTAACCAGAGACGGGGCTGATGCAGCAATAAATGAGATCGGAATGTTTATGAAGAACCCTACGGGTAATGCAGAAGACCGACCGATTCTAGTTTGTTACAGAACATTTAGTGATATAGTAAAGACTAATGATTTTAGTTTAATTTTTAGGTGGACAATAAACTTCTGATATGGCTTTCAATCCAAACGATATTTACACAAGTAGTGGCAATGTGGCGCTATTCAATGCTTGGACGCCGTATGTTACCAAGTTTGATACAAGTACCTTCTATAATTGGGAGCAGGATAACTTACCTCTTTACGATTTAGAAGAGCGCACATACGAGCTTTGGGAGCAGCAAGGATTCACTACCTCTGCGGGCGTACCTGGGCTGGCGCTTACGGTGTCTGCTGACGCCCCGGCGTTAACCTTACAGCAGAATAGAAATATTTTCACAGACCTAAGCTCTGCTATAGCGGCTATTCCAAAAGTAGTTCGCTTCCCAGTTCTTATTGAAGTAGGTAACTTTGGAGACCTTGGGCCACTTGAACTTAACAACTTTAGGATAGAAGAGAATGGCTCTATAGAAATTGTAAATAGAAACTTTTCAAGGATTCTTAATGCATCTTCAATATCTAATATTGCCCCAGCGCCCCCTGCTCGCAATAGATTTATTAACATGTGTTCGAGAATTCTTGCGGGAGATCTAAGCGCCACGTTAGCTGATACTAGTTGCGTTCACATACAAACACCAGTTCTATCAAGTGTTATTGATTCTAGAGCGGACGACAATAACAATATTATATTTTATCCTAGGATTGATGCTACAAGTAGGTTTGCTCCGTTACACACATCTTTTAATATAGCCAATTCAACAGTAACGTCGCCGGGTATTGCAAACTCATTTGGAATAAATCCTTTTGAAAATAAAATAGACGATACTACACTCGAAACTTTAGATATTAGTGGTGTTAATACTTTTACTGATACTTTTTTAGCAAGACCGGCTATTCTACAAAATCTTAGCCTAGGAGGAAACTATTACGGAAATAAATGCACTAAGATCAAAGTTCAAAATTGCGATGGTCCGATATACATAAGAAACTTTCTAGTTAATGCTACCACAAGCACTGGAGGGGCAGCGATCATACAAAATCAAAATGTAGGTATAGAAGTAAATAATTCTAAAGTGGTTCTAGAAAACTGTGCCTCTGTAAGAAATAAAGAAGCTGGGTTTAAGTTC